GAGGTGATATCCCCGGAGAACACCGCCTGTTTCACCTGTGTTGGGGTGGAGGGCTTGGCAGCGGCATACAACAGCTTCAGGGGCTGAACGTCCAGAATGGACTTACCCTCCAGCTGAATGTTGCCGAACTGTTCGGCAACTCTCACCATGTTTTCACCGGTGTCCCGGCTGATGCCCACAGCGGCGCACCACTTCCCCCAGCTGCCTTTGTAGTGGTTGGCTGTCAGGTCGTGGGCGTGCTTGGCCGCCATGATCCGGGCCATGTTGCCGGTGATAAAGGTCTGGGCATCCTGCAAAAGCAGGGCATTGGTCTGCTCGTCTGCGCCAAAGTCAAAGCTGGGTGCCGAAGGAATCGGCGCAGAAGAACCGCCCGCCGATGCGGCAGGGACCGATTCGCAGTTCTGCAGGGATGTCGCGGGGGTCAATGCGCTTGCATCCGCCCCGCTCTCCGAGGTGGTCGGCGTTGCCGCTGTGGCAGTCGGGACAGCATTCTCTGCCGTAGTCACAGCAGCATCCGCATTCTGGGCAGGTGCACATTCGGGTTCCTCCTCTACCGGTTCGATAGGCGCGTTCCTGCAGGGCTTTGCATTTTCTAACGCGTCCAGCATTGCGCAGTCGATTTCGTACTCGTCCAGCGGGGCGAACTCCGCACCGTTGGACAGGAACTCCTGCGGAGTCAGCTTCTTGTCTGCCGCTCTGGCCAGCTCAAATCTATGCGTCATGATGCGGCTTTCTTTCCAAATGCTGCCGTTCCAGTGCCAGAACCGGCCACGGTAATAGGCATAAACCGTCTCGTTGGAAAGCTTGCAGCTGATGGTGTAGTCCGTCATACCCTCACCTCCGTGCCCTTCAGGCGGTCCAGCATCTCGGTCTGCACATCCTTGTTCATGGGCTGGATGTTGTTGCCCTTCCATCCGTAGCAGAGGATGGGCCCGTAAAGCTGGCGGCCCCGGTACTTCCGGTTGAGCAGACTGGCGGGCTGGATGGGGCCATCGTACCGGCCCACGAACAGCACCGCCGGGGTGCGGGGCATCACGATCATCTCGCAGGGAGTTCCCAGCCGGTTCTCAATGGCCCACAGGCTGTCGGGCAGGGACGCGATCACCTGGGCCTTGCCCGGTTCGGCTAAAATACCTTTCATTTGTAAAATCCTTTCTGATGTGATATCATCAAGGGTGATGGGGCTTGTGAATTCCATCACCCTTTGGGCTCGTCCGTGTTACCAGCACGGGCGGGCTCATTTTCGTCTTCCTACTTATAGTCGATTACTTTGCCCAAGAGAGAGATACTCGCTTCAGTCAGTCTGATAACGCGCTTCAGTAGCCAAATGCGGGCATCCAGAAGCCAGATCAGCACCGAAAGACCTTCCACTTCGAGTAGGGTGAGAATGCGCTTCTTCATGCGCCCCTCCGGTTCTGCCGGTAGTCCGGCTCTTCGGTGCGGGCGTGGGTGCGGTCAATGCGGCCATAGCGGCGGGCGTTCTGCTCACGATCCTGGGCGGCAAAGCCCAGCCGCAGGAACGCTACCGCTGCCAGAACCAGGCACAGGGCCGTGACGAACTGGCTGTCAGAGATGGAGCTGCCCAGCTGTGCACCGCCCTCGATGCCCATGCCGTACAGCAGACTTGCGGTACCGCTGGCAGCAGCCAGCCAGTACCAGACGCGGGATTTAATCTTCATTGGGGGATTCCTCCATTCTGTCCATGAGGTCTGCGGCAGTAGTCACTATGCTGAGCAATGCTTCCGGATTTCTTTGATCTATGCAAATCCCGGCAATCAGAGCGGCGCAAAGGGCTTTCTGTTCCATCTCTGTACCGCAGGCATAAATCTTGGGGTTCCCATCCTTCCCCAGCTGGATTTTTAACTGAGCGTTCGGGCTGATATTCATGCTCCTACCTCCTGAAGACAATTGACTGCGGGTCTGCAGTCGTCCAATGCCCATCCGATGACCGGGTGCCATTCGCCATCAGCAAAAATCTGCAGCCCGGTGTGGCTTTCATCCTTGATTTGTCCGCCCAGCTGGTAGCAGCCAGATGCCTGACTACCGTCCCAACGGAACCACTTGTTCCAAAACAGCGGTGCGATGTACGCGCATCCAGTGGGCGCTGCGGCCCGCTCGGATGCAAGGGTATAAGGTTTCATGCGGTCTTTTCCTCCTTTGCGATTGCCGGGAAGAAATACTCCCCGATTTTTTCTTGCGGGATGTGCAGTGCTCTGCAGATGATGACGATCTCGTCACTCCTCCAAGGTTGCGTCCCCTTGAGCCGTGCGGTCATCGTGTTGGAACTTACCCCAATCAGGGCCGCAAGTGCGCCCTGGTTGAGATCCTGGTCTTCTGCCAGACGACTGATTTTGAGATAAGGCTTTTTCACGTTGCTCACCTCCTTGTTGGCGGCTCCCTTCTGCGGTATACTTGGGCGGGAAGGGAGGTGATAAAGTGGAACAAAATACCGGTATGTCTGTTTCGGACTGGTCTGGTTTAGTAGCAATGGTCGTTTCGCTCTGCGCTTTGGTTTCTCCGATGCTGACAGCAATCTTTAACAATTGGCATCAGCAAAAGATGAAACAAATGGAATATGACCATCAAGAACGCGAAGAACGGGTTCGGCGCGAACGCGAGATCTACGAAGGCTACATTCGTGCGGCGGGTGCGGCTGTCCAATCTGAAACACTCGAAAATCTGAGCGAATTTGGCTCTCACTCTGCACTGGCAATGTATTACGCTTCAAAAGAGCTTCGAGAAGATATGCTATCATTGGAACGCTTGGTGAAGCGAACTTCTGCGACACAGGATCTTCATAGTATGAAAGTTGAGCTTTTGAATAAGATCGTTGTCAGGATGCGAGACGCAAAAGAAATGCAGTCGTGAGAAATGCAACCACGATGGAGTATGCCGGATACCAACCGGAAAGCTCTGGCGAGACCTTTCTGACAAGCAGATTGCACAAGGTCACGACCAGCCAAAGAATCAGAATCAACTTATAGCACAGCACTTGAGTTTTCTCCTCTCTGCCCAGCGTTCCTCTTTCACAGGTTCGTTGGGCTTTTTGTTGTCATTTATGTGGTTCACCTCCTTTACTTGAATTCTACTTTAAGTAGACAAACTGACGAAAAAAATTTGGTCGATAGGAATGCCCACGACCTCACTGATTCTTTTCGCGGTTGCAATGGTGGCATCTTCAGGCGATGCTTCGATTTTTCGATATGTATCGCGCGAAACGCCGAGTTTTTCCGCCATTTCCCGCTGGGTGAATCCAGCGTACTGGCGAGCCTGTTTCACAGTGAATCCCAACATTTTAGCCTCCTTTCGTTTGGGCTTGGGAATACTATACTCCACTTTTAGTAGAATGTCAAGAACTTTAAGTAGAAAAATCTCAAAACAATGTTGACAACGCTCTACTTTTGGTGTAATCTCTACATATAAGGAGTGATTCAATTGAGCATCGCTGAAAATATAAAGAGAATCCGCTTGGAGCATGGTCTTTCTCAATCTGAGTTGGGCAAAATTGCCGGGGTTAGTGATAAGGCAGTGTCCACTTGGGAGCTTGGGCTAAAGACTCCCCGCATGGGTGCAGTCGAAAAGATGGCAAACTACTTCGGTATCACCAAAAGTGCTATTGTGGACGATGCTCCCATGACTTCGCTCCAAAAGCCTGTTGTCCCGCCGGGGTTCATGCCGATGCCCGAAATGGTGCAGGTCCCCCTGATCGGCTCTATCGCGTGCGGCACACCCATCACCGCAGAGCAGAATATCAAAAGCTATGTCGGTGTTCCGGCTGCATGGAGGGCTGATTTTGCGTTGGAATGCCACGGGGACAGCATGGCCCCTACCATTTGTGACGGTGATGTGGTTTGCATTCGCAGTCAGCCGGAAGTAGAGCAAGGACAGATTGCGGCGGTGCGCATTGGTGAGGAGGCTACCCTGAAGCACTGCTATTATCAGAATGGCGTGGTACAGCTGATTGCAGACAACCCCTCTGTATGCCCTCCCATGGTTTATACCGGTTCCGATTTGGACGAAATTGAAGTGGAAGGTTTGGCTGTTGGTTTCTGTCGTGGGCTGGTGTAGGCAAGTTGAATTTAGACTAGGCTGATAGGATTAAAGGAGGTACAATATGGCTGTTTGCGCGATTTGTGGAGAAAAGCTCGGGATTTTTGACCGGGAACTTTGCACGGATGGCTTCATCTGTAAAAAGTGCCGCTCATTCTTTTCGGATTTTAAAGTTGACTATAAGACGGCTTCTATAAAGAGCATGAAGGAACAGCGAGCCTTTTTCAAAGAACGTCAGGAGCGCGCAAAGGGCTTTGAAGACTTGCAGGATCCTGGCACAATGGTTGCTTATGTAAATCGGGAACAACGACTTATGACAGTGAGCGGCATTCCGGGATGGTTCACTTTCGATGAACTGGCCGATTATACCGTGGAGGTTGACTCGAAAACCGTCACGGAAACAAAGGGCGGGCTCACAAGAGCCGTCGTTGGCGGTATTGTTGCCGGATCTGCTGGTGCAATTATTGGAGGCAGCACTGCAAAGACTGTTTCCCATACAGTAGAGTCTGACCCCAAAATGTCTTTTACCGTCGATTATCCCGCCCCCATAGGGCGGATGACATCGCCTGTTTTTACGTATTCCCGTAAAGTGCTAGAGCTCTGCGAGGAAATTTTTGCAGACCGCGCTGTATCGAAAGACGAAAAGGGGGCTTCCAGTGCCGCAGACGAGCTGTTAAAGTTCAAAAAGTTGTTGGATATGGGCGCAATCACGGAAGACGAATACAAAGCCCAAAAGGCACGGCTGCTCAATCTGTAAACTGAAAAGCTAACGGTTTTGCCGTTTGCAAATAGTGCTATTGGTCCATGAGTTGCCGAGGAATCCTTGGTAGCTGAACAAAACAAAAACTCCCCCGGTGCTGGAACACCGAGGGAGTTAAGATAAGCGGCTCGCTCCAAAGGAGGTCATCGCACACTCAAGCAATGCGATTATACCTCTTTTGGGCGGGCTTGTCAAAGTGTACCCCAAAGGAGGTATTTTTTATGGGAATGCGAACCAACACCGCCCAGTGGCTGCCGAACCAGAACCGTTGGCAGATCAAGGTGCAGAAGGACGGCGTGCGCAAGACGTTCACCAGCGCAAAGCCGGGCCGTACCGGCCAGCGGGAAGCAAATGCAAAAGCAGATGCCTGGCTGGATGAGGGCATTTGCAGCACCACCAAGCGCTGCTTGGAGGTTTGGAACGAGTATCTGATCTCGGTGCGGGCCACTGCCGGCACAAGCTATGCCCAGCAGGTGGAGAAGTTCGGACAGAACTACATCCTGCCAGTGGTGGGCGACCGCCGGATCGGTGACCTGAATACGGGAATGCTGCAGGATGTGCTGAATCGGGCATACAAGGAAGGCAGCATGAACCCACAGGCCACTCGAAAGAGCAGGGGAAACCTTTCGAGGAAAACATTGCAGGGAATCCGGGCGGTTGAAGTCAGCTTTGTGAAATGGGCAAGGCAGCACAAATACACCGCCCTGCGGCCAGAGGACGAGGGGCTCACGGTACCCAGGGGAGCGCGTCCAAAGGGCCGAAAGATCCTTCAGCCGGACGCGCTGCGGGTTCTGCTTTCTGTAGATACACGCATCGTCCGTGGCAAGGTTGAACAGGATGCCAATATCCATGCATATCGCTTTGCAGTCCTGACTGGCCTGCGCCCCGGGGAGCTGCTGGGGCTGCGCGTGGGCGACATGGAGGGCAACCGGGTGCATCTTGCCCGGGCCATCAATACCTTTGATGAGGAAACGCACGGCAAGAACGAAAACGCTATCCGCACGGTGGTCCTGCATCCGCTGGCGGCTGCGGAACTCCACGCTCAGCTGCAGCAGCGGGCCTTTGAAGAGGAGCGGCCTCTTCGGGGAGATGATTCTATCTTCTCCCTGAGGAACGAGCAAAGCCTGTACAACTTCTGGAAACTCTACCAGCGCAGCAACGGTATTGACCCGCCGGTCAGCCTGTATGAGCTACGGCACACCTTTGTGAGCATCATCGAGGATGCTGTGTCCCCGGCAGAACTGCGCCGCATGGTAGGGCACAGCAAAAGTATGGATACTTACGGCTGGTACAGTCACGCCGTTGACGGCAGGGCTGACACGGCAGCAATGGCCGTTTCAGATGCTCTGGCAGAGTATTCTCCGCGTGCGAAATAACCCACTTTGTAACCCGTTTTTGTTCCTAAATGGTTGTGATAGCCGATAATTGATTTTCGGTGACATTCAAAAAATACGCATGAATCAATCACAATTTCAAAGCGCATCCAGCGAATTGTGATAGTTGAGCTTGTTCGAATCCACCCGCGCCCACCAA